AAGGCTTCGGCGCAGTCTCCGGCCGTCACCCCCTCCTTCAGGCGGGCGGCCAGCTCCTGTTCCGCCTGGGCGCACAGCTTGCGCAGGCCCTCTTCCTCCTCGCCGGCTCCGCTCAGTGCCCTGGCCAATGCAAAGATCTCCTCCGTCATGCCGCCTCCATCACACCGTCAGGACCTTGGCCGCGTCCTTGAAGATCTTGGCGAAGCCGCAAATGGTAGTGATCGCGGCCCGCTCCAGCTGCCGGTCGATGAGCTTGTCGTATTCCACCATCACCCGGTCACCGGACTGTACCATCTCCAGGGCGTAGCGCTTGTCCAGGCCGATGAGCTTGCCGCTGTCCATGGCGGAGGTGCGCAGCAGCTTGGCCCCCAGGGGGGTGGTCAGCCTGCCGGTGCCCTGGAAGTTGAGGCCGGTCAGGGGGTTTTGGAACTCAGTCATCTTGAGCATGTCCACCATGACGCCGCTGGGCACCAGCAGGGTGTTGAGCTCGTAGGGCTCGAACTGCGCCCAGAAGTCCACCAGGGCGTCGTAGTCCAGCGTACCGCTGGTGCCGCCGATGGGGCTGGTGCCCACCTGATAGGTGTCGGCGGCGTTGTCGTTGCCGTCGCCGCCGATGAGCACGCCGATGGCGTCCTCCACCAGCATCCGGCTGATGTAGGCGCCGATCTGCTTGAGGGTGACGGAGAAGAGGTCCAGCTTCTGATAGCGGATGGCCTCGTAGGAGGCCACCAGCATCCTCCCCCGCTTGTGGAGCTTGACCAGGTTCTCCTGGGTCTTTACGGTGGTGGAGGGGATCGCGGCCCCTTCCTCTACCCGGCGGAGCTTTTTCTCGTCGCCGGGCGCGGAGGCGATGGAGCGGTAATCCAGCCCGTCGAAGCGGGTGACGGCTGCCACCAGATCGGGGAGGATGTCGGCCTCCTCCATGCCCAGCCGCACCGACCGGGCGATGTACTCGGGGAAGAGGACGGCGGAGTCGGAAGTACGGAAAAATTTCTCCACCACGTCGGAGCCCTCGCCCTTGACCTTGATGTCGAAGCGCTTGAGCTGCCGCTGGTAGGCGTCCAGCCCCTCCAGGGGGGTGCCCTTGTAGTGGGGGCCGGGGTCCAGCTCCTCCAGCACCTGGGTAAAGGACTTACCCGTCTGGTTGTACATGCCTTTTTCCAGCTTTAGATTGTCATAACAGTATGCCATACCCGCATCCTCCTTTTCTTACAGCCGAACCACGGCGGTTTTGGCCGTGGTATCCGCGCTGACGACCAGATAATCTCCCGCCCCGTCGCCGGAGCCCGCCTGTTTCACGCCGCCGGAGCCATCGGCGGTGAGGCTCACCCAGCCGGGCGCGACGCCTGTGCCGCTGTATTTGACCCGGGCAAAGCCTCCCACCTGTACGGCGGCAAAGCCCCCCACCGGAGCCAGGGCCACGCCGCAGAAGCGCTCCCCTGCCGTGCAGGGGCCCACCGTGCTGTCTCCGGCCAGCTTGACCGCCATGCCGTCCTCCACGCCGCTCTGGGCGATAAAGGTGGCGGTCACCGCGCCGATCTCTTCATAGGAAACCTGTCTGCTCATGCTCTTCCTCCCTTTCTTCTCCGTCCAACCTGCCTCAGATCAGGAAGGCCCCGTCCCGGGCCGTCTCCTGTTCCTGCCCTTCCGAATAGGTCAGCTGCGTCCGCAGGGCGTAGCGCTCCCGGGTCCGTTTTTCCAGCGCCTTGCGCAGCGCCTCCAGCTCGCCCTCCTCCAGCTTTTCCGTCATACGCTCCAGGACGGGTGCTTCCAGCTCCGGCTCGGCCAGCGCCCCCAGCCGCGCCACCTCCCGGCGCAGCCCGGCCAGATACTTGCGCCCCAGGGCGGCCTCCTGCTCCAGGCGCTCCAGCCGGGCCTCCCCCCGGAAGCCCTTGAGCACCCCCGCCCCCGGCTGGGCGGGCACGGCCACGAAGGACCACTCATAGGCGTCGGTGACGCCGTCTAGCTCGGCCCAGCACAGTTTTCCGTTGTAGGTCCGGCCCCGGATGTGCCGGCACTTCTCCCGGTCCCGGATGTCCTCGCCGCACACCGAGCAGACCGACCGCTCCACCGCGCAGCCCACCGATACCTCCCGTTTGATGCCTGCGTCGATCTCGGCGATCAGATCCCGGTTGGCCTCGGTACGCAGCATGTAGGCGTACCCCTTCACATAGCACAGGGGGTCCCCCGCCCGGGTGGTGGCCTCCGGCTCCCGGACCACCTCCGCCCGGTAGATGCGGGCGGTCTGCCCCCTGGCGCTCCATTCGTGGTCAAAGATGCCGCTTTTCCCCACGAACTTTTCCGCCAGCGTCTCCAGGGCCTGGGGGGAGAAGCGCTCCCCATCCCGATCGATCTCGTTGTCGCACAGCCGGACCGAGAAGGTGTAGACCTCTTCCGCCGTCAGCTCCTTCCGGCTGAATTGATGGATCTGCTCCAGCTCCCGCCGGTCCACTTGGGGGCCCCGGCCCAGCCCCGCCTCTTTTTTGATCTGCAAGCTTTCGTCCTCCCCTATCTTCCGCTGTTCTGTCGGCGCACCGCCCGGGCCTGCTCCCGGTACAGCTCGGCGCGGGCCTCCTCCACCTGATCCTGCAGGTTGATGTCGTCCCACCGGACCTCCACCCGGCCGCCGTAGCCGTGTACCCGCAGCCACAGCTCGCAGATGCGCTCCACCACCGGGTCCAGGGACCGCCGCAGTGCGGTGATCTCGCTGGTCATCATGTCGGCCTGCTGGGTGCTCATGCGCTCGGTGGAGGACCAGGACAGCCCCAGCAGGAAGGGTGGGATTCCCGTCTTGGCGATGAGCTGTTCCAGGATCTGCCGCACGGGCACCTCGCTGTCCAGCACCTGGTTGTCGGCGCCGATGACCTTGATGTCCACGTCGCCCACCGCCACAAAATCCCGGACCCCGCCGTTTTTTCCCGCCTGCATGGCCGCCGACCACTCCTGAGCGATCTGCCGGCACCGCTCCTGGGCGCAGGTCCGCTCCAGGCCGTCCTCCCCCGGCTTGCAGACCACGGCAAAGCGCACGTTGCCCATGCGCTCCCAGTTCATGCCCATAGCCTGATAGATCTTCAGCAGGATTCCGGTCAAAAAGGGCATGGACCGCAGCAGGGACACCCCATAGGGGCTGTCGGTCTCCGGCTGGAAAGGGGTAAAAAGGAGGAGCTCCTGACAGGGGAGCTCCTCAATCTGTCCGTTTTCCCTCCGGGCGCAGAGGGTGAAGTCCAGGGGGGAGTCTCCCTCCCGGATCTCCAGGTCGGCGGCATTCCCGCACAGCAGGGCGGCCACCTCCCGGCCGTCGGGGTCCAGCACCAGCTCACCCACGGCCCGTCCGCAGGTGAGCAGCGAGTCCATGTAGCAGTCCAGGAAGGACTGCACGCCCCGCTGTCCCCGTCCGGTGGGCACCGTGCGCAGAAACCGCTCCAGCCCCTCCTGGGCCCTGGGGTCTCCGCACTGCACCCGGACGCCGCCCACCAGCCGGATGAGCTTTATGAGGGCGGCGTCCACGATGGGCACCGCCTCCCGGATGGCGCGGTAAAGGGCAATCTCCCCATTGCGCAGAGGCACATAGCCGTCCAGCACCCCGAAGGGATGCCTGCCCCCGTCCCGGAGCTGTACCGCCGTCCCGGTCAGGGGCGCTTTTTTCTTTTCAAACAAAGCCATATCCATCTCCCGTCACTCTAAAAGGCTTCCCGCTCCGCGTACCCCGCCGCCAGTCCGCCCCGCTCCCCTTCTCCCGCCGCCACCATGGCGGCAAAGTAGCGGATGTCGTCCATGGCGTGGTCGTGCTCTTTGAGCACCCGATCCCGCCCGCTTCCGGGGTCCCAGCGATAGAGCCCGAATTCCCGCAGGCTGTCCCGGCACCCGCTGCAAATAACCAGCTTCCCGCTCCGGAGCAGCTCCGCCGTTACCCGGATGCCGGAGAGCACGTCGTTGTCGGCCTTGCAGACCCGCCAGCCCTCCCGCCGCAGAGTCTCCAAGAAACTGGCCGCCGAGGGGTCCACCACCACCCGGCGGATCTCCCGCTCTCCGGCCAGCCGCCGCAGGTCGGCGGCATACTCACCGTCGGTTTTCTGCCGCCCGGCTCTCTTGGAATCGTAGTAGTACTCCTCCACCCGGTACCACACCCCGTTCTTCCTGCCCCACAGGCCGAAGGAGGCTGGGTTGACCGTACCGTAATCACAGGAGATGCGCCACTCCTCCATAGGTCCGGCCGGGGGCGGGCGTACCAGGCTCTCGTCGAAGAAGCCGTAGACCAGCCCCTCGGCGGCCACCCATTCCCCCAGTACGAACCGCCGGTAGAAGGCGCCCTGAAAGCGCCGCTCATACCGCCGTCGCATCGCGTCCGACAGCCCCGGGTTGTCCTCCATGGTAAAGTGGAGATAGAGGGCCCGCTTTTCCCCGGCCTTCCGGATCCACTCCTGGTAAAACCAGTGTCCGGGGTGCTCCGGGTTGCAGGAGAACCACAGCCGGCTGCCCTCCACGGAGCATCGGGCGCAGGTCTGTTCCACAAAGGAGCGGGGCATGAGGGCCGCCTCGTCCAGCAGGGCCCCGGCCAGCGTGATGCCCTGGATGACGGCGGCGCTGGATTCATCCCGGCCGCCGAAGAGGTAAAAGGTGTTTTCCCTTCCTCCCACGCGCAGGGTCAGCCGGCTCTGGGAGAGCCGCTCCTCGGCCTGGAACCCCAGCTCCTTTAGCGTGGGCAGCAGCGGGACCAGGAGGTTGCGCCGCACGCTCTGGACGCTTCGGCCGCACAGGGCGAACTGCCGGTCCTGGAAGCGCCCCATGGCCCAGCAGAAAAAAGACAGCCCCAGGCAGAAGGTCTTTCCGCTGCGGACTGCGCCGTCGCAGATGATGGCCTCCCAGTGTCCGGCCTCGGGTGAGCACCACCAGGTGAGGACCCGCCGCTGCTTGGAGGAGAACCTCATAGGTCCTCCCGCTCGGTTTTTTCTTCGTCTCCGCCGCTCTCCTCCAGAGCCCGGAGAAAGCGCTCCGCCCCCTCGCCGCTCTGGCCCGCCATGCTGTAGAGCTTCTCCAGGGCCAGCAGCTTGTCCACCAGCCGGATCTCTACCGCGCCGTTGCCGTGCCGTTTGAGCTCCGTGAGTCCGGTGAGGTCCAGCTTTTCGATCTCCTCCAACTGCCCCTCGCCCAGGAAGGCCAACTTGACCGCGTCGTTGCTCTTCCGGTCCGCCAGCCGCTCCAGCCGCCTCAGCACGTCGTTTTTCCACTCCCGCTCTGTCTTTGCCTTCACGCCATCCCACCTCTCACCCTTTCCGCGCCCCGCCAAAATGTTGCATGCTCCGGTACACGAAGCCAAAAACCGTCTTTCGGCGTCGAAAACCCCCTCTTGTCCTTTTGGGGGTTCTGTGATATAATTTTTATCTTAGCAGAGGGGAGGTGCACCATGGACCGCAGCGCTGTCAAACAGATCGCCGCCAACCGCAAGGCGTATCACGACTACTTTGTAGAGGAGAAATTCGAGGCCGGCCTCGAACTGTGCGGCACGGAGGTCAAATCCATCCGCCAGGGCAACGTCAACCTGAAGGACTCCTACTGTATCATCAAGGACGGCCAGATGGTGGTCCACGGGATGCACGTCAGCCCCTATGAGAAGGGCAATATCTTTAACCGGGACCCGGTTCGGCCCCGCCGCCTGCTGATGCACAAGCGTGAGATTCTGCGTCTGTTTGCCAAGGTCAAGCAGGATGGCTATGCTCTGGTGCCCCTGTGCATCTACTTTAAGGGGCCGCGCATCAAGCTGGAGGTGGGCCTGTGCAAGGGCAAAAAGCTCTATGACAAGCGTGCCACCGCCGCGGCCAAGGACGCCCGGCGGGAGATTGACCGCGCCATGAAGGACCGGGCCAGATATTAGGCATTGACACCGGCCGGAGAGTGTGTTATTTTATAGTACTCTCCCAAATTGAAAGGAGTGTTTCCCATGGCTCAGAATCCCATTGTCACCTTTGAAATGGAAAACGGCGGCAGGATGGTGGCCGAGCTCTACCCCGATAAGGCCCCCAATACCGTCAACAACTTCATTAGCCTGGTCCAGTCGGGGTTTTACAACGGGCTGATCTTCCACCGGGTCATCCCCGGCTTCATGATCCAGGGCGGCTGTCCCCAGGGCACCGGCACGGGCGGCCCCGGGTACTCCATCCGGGGGGAGTTTACCGGGAATCGCTTTCCGAACGACCTGAAGCATGACCGCGGCGTGCTTTCCATGGCCCGTACCATGGCGCCCAACTCCGCCGGCAGCCAGTTCTTTATCATGGTGGAGGCGGCCCCTCATCTGGACGGCCAGTACGCCTCCTTCGGCAAGGTGATCGAGGGCATGGAGGTGGCCGATGCCATCGTGTCCGTGCGCACCGACCGGATGGATAAGCCCATGGAGGACCAGCGGATGAAGGCGGTGACTGTGGAGACCTTCGGTGTGGATTACCCCGCGCCGGAAAAGGTATAATCACACGTAATGGTTGGATTTTGCAAACTCGCAGCTTCCTGAACGGTTCCCAGCGCAAGCGGGCCCATTCAGGGGCGGAGGCGCAAGGGCAGGAAGGGATGGATGCGCGGCTTTGCCGGGTGTGCTGAACGGAATGGACTTTGCGACGACGCGGGGGCGTACCGGTTTCGACGGGGATGCAGAGGCGGGAATAGCGGGCGAAGGCGCCCAGCCTTCTAAAAATGGGCATTCTTTATAAATTAAAGAACAACAACGATTACGAACTCGTAGCGGCTTAAGTTCCGCTGCCGTCCCAGCCGGAAGGCCCACGAGCCGGTTTGGGGCGTGATTTGAGTGGGGACCGTGCGTGCGCAAAGCTTTGAGCGCACCATGCATCATGAAGCTACCAACCTGCTGAGCGTGACGGCTCGCGCTTCAGGAAGGGAAATCTAAAAGACCGTCTGCGCCCGGAGAAGTTCCCGTTGAAACATTTTCGGACGGGGGTTCGACTCCCCCCGCCTCCACCAAACCAAGACCTCTGTAGCCGCAACGGTTACAGAGGTTTTCTCTTACTCCTGCAATTGGTACAAGGTTTCCGCATGTGTCATTTTGCATTTTCACAAAACACGAAGCATGACCAAAAATCATAGAAAATGGACACGATTTTGGACACAGAATTGCCTCATCCAACCCAAGAATATTTTGCTAAAGTTAGCACCCCTCCCGGGCGTGGAAGGGGTGGACGCTGGTGGGGTATGGGGAATAGAAAGCCCCGCCCCAAGGGGGGCGGGGGCATTATGTATGCTTTTTGTGGGATCTGCAAACGCATGTGTCGTTGTCCCCGTGGTCATTGTCGTACCACAGGATATTATAGGTTGCGCCAACTAAGAAACCGTACAGGCGAAGCCCGCCGCCCAATCGGAGCGAGTATATGGACTCCGCCTCAATGCGCAAATCAAAGAGCCTGTCTCGTGCGCACTTATTCAGGCCTCGAGGGTCTATACCGTGGTTCTGCTTGCTCGAGGAAACAAATATATCGTTCCATGTCATTCGCTCAAATTCGCGAAGGCGCGGAAAGATTACATCCCAAAACTCATCGCGCAGACGTTCTTTGTGGAATGACCACGATCCTTCGGCGTCAATATCGCAAGACGCTACATTCCACACCGGATGAAGTGACCAGACGCTGTCCGGGCTCCCGCCCATGCGTATGCCGTCCACAGGGGTTCCGCCCTGTTTGATATTTCCTTTCTTGCGCTTAGAGGCCGCCATAGTACATCGCCATGCTTTCCTTTGAGATAACATTAGCGCTCGGAATCCCACTCGGGATCCCGTTCCTAGCCGCCTGCCAAGGACCTTCCATGTGTGTGAGCTGGCTCAGCCACTGTGCGTCCTTTTCTCCGTAATAGTCAAGGACTTTATCTACGGTCTCGGCCTGCTCATCGCTCAGCTTCGCACTGTCCCCAAGCATTCTGTCAGCCGAAATGGAAAACTGACCCTTGCTATGGTAGAACAGGGCGGGGCATACGGGGCCGTTTGCCCACGCCTGAAATTCTTCGTCAAATAGCGGGGAATCATCCCACACCAAAGACCACGCCTGAGCATAGTAGCAAAGTTTTTGAAGTTTCATGGTGGACATGGTCCCACGCTTTTCTAGTATATATTTCGCGACATCAAAAACACCGGCCATGAAGTTCACCCCCATACATTATATGCCTACAAAGATTATTGCCTTTCGTGGTTCAACTATACCACCTAAAATAGCGAGAAATCAACCGCAATAAAAAATACCGTGAAATTAACGAAAAAAATTTTGTGATGGCTATAGTATGGGCCGTTATTAGGTTTTTCTTGGCTAACAAAATATCCCCCACCACCGCAAAGGTGATGGGGGCTTGTTTTATCCTATAATCTGCGCCGCGAGATAGCCGACAGCGCCGGAGATCAGCAGCCAAATCAGCTTGTCCACGATGCCGTCCCAGCGCTTGCCCGGCTTCTCTGTGAGGGCTTTTACGTCGGACTTGATTTCCTTCACGTCCGTCTCCACCGTCTCCTGCCGGGTTGCCAGCACCTCCACGGAGGACACCAGCTTATCCAGATTGTCCTGCCGTTCTTCCACCTTGTCGAGCCGGTGGGAGTTGGATTTGCCGCGCTGCTCGATTTCGACCAGCTTGACAGACAGTTCCTCCGTGGTAGCCATACGTTAATCCTCCCTGGCTTTAATCTCGTTCTTCAGGGCGTCGCCCGCCAGGGCCGCCTGGGTAAAGCTATTGTTTTTCCACCACGCAATCAGGGCGGCAATGACCGTCCAGGCCGTGGTGATGATGGTCTCCACCTGCTTGTCCTCGATGGGTAGCGGGGACACCCCCGCCATGCTCAGGCACTGATTAATCAGGGCCAGGAGCAGGATGATGGTCCGGGCAATGGTGCCCGCGCTGATCTTGTTGGTTGTCATGGTATGTACCTCCATCAAATCAAATTCAGCCGGTCCAGCACCACGGCCAGCTCCTGCCGGGTGACCGGGTCTGTAGGCCGGGCGCCGTCCAGCACGCCCTTGCTCTTGGCCTTTTCCCAGGCCGTGGCGGCCCAGTCGGCGGCGGGTGTACCAGTGCCCTGGTCAGGCTTATCCCTGCCGCACAGCACCAGGAATGCCTCCCAGCCCCCCTTGGTCCCCCGGATGGTCTTGGGGCAGTCCTTGCCGTTCCAGCGGTTGTGCTGCACCACGTGGTCCAAGGGGATGCCGTGCTCACCCATCAGCAGCCGCACCAAGGCGGCGGCGTTGCGCTTGGCCACCTCAAAGTCACCGCCCGCGTTGACACAGATCTCGATGCCAATGCTGGTGGTGTTACCGGGCCCGTCTGCGCCGTCCCCGGCGTGATAGGCCGTCTCACCGTCGGGCAAGTGCTGAACGATGGCGTGGTCGTCCACGGTATAGTGCCAACTCACCCGACCAGCCTCGGCGCTGTCGCTCTTCAGGTATGTCCCGTGGGCCGCCGCATCCGCCGTGGCGGCCTTGTTGCCCGTCTCGTGGACGGTGATGTACCTGCGTGGGTTGACCCCGCCGGGGCGGTTCTTGCGGCCCTTGGCGATGTAGTCCCGCTGAATGGCGATGCCGTTGTCCGTGGTCCGGTCGGCCTCCTGGGAGACGGGGCGCAGGTATGCCGCATATACCCACCCCCGGTCCGTCCGGGCCCAACCGTCCCGGAGCTCCAGGACGGTCACCACCGCGCCGTGGCTGTACCCGCCCATCTTGGGGGCAGTTTTGGCTGGAGCGCTGCGGATGTTCAGCCCAACCTCTGCCGTTACGATATAGTTACCCACAGGCTTGTCCTCCTTTTTCCGCAGCCACACCGCCAGATAGTTGTGCACCCGGCGGGGGCTGCTGATTTTTTTGCCTTGGAAATCGCACTGAGACGACCCGCCCCCGTCCAGCATGATCGCGGTCTCGGCCCCCAGCTTGTAGAGGGTATCCCGCAGCGCCTCGGGCGTAGTGGGGCTGTCCGCGCAGTACAGCAGCAGCTTGTCCCCCGTCAGCGCCATGGCCGTGCGGGGACGGGAGCCGCCCACCTCGGGCCGGTAGTGCATGGCGTCGTGGATGCCGATCATGGGGGAGAGCATCTCAACGCCGCTGATGTAGTTCGTCCGCTTTGCGTCTGGTAGAGCGGACATTTTAATGTCGGACTTGTCCCACGCAAAACCCCAGCAGCCCCATGCCTCTTTGGCCAGGACCGCGCCGTCCGCCTTGAGGTGCCCCACCGGGCGCCCCGTGGTCATGTCGTAAAACCCGGCGTTGCAGATGTAATCCGCGTCCCCCTTGACCTGCGCCATGGAGCGCCCGTTGCCCGTGACGATGGCGATGCGCTC